TCTGGCTGTCGCCCTACCTTAGCGGGTTTGCTAACGCGGCTAGCTGGCCGTGTGCCGTGAAGCTTCTTCACGTTTACCTCTCCTTTAGCAAGAGGGGGCACGTTGGCGCCTCGGTTTGGCCGACAACCCGTCGGTTACTAACGAGGACTTTATGGTTTTACCCGTTACGCAACAAAGCGTAAACCAGACCGCTTATGGACCCGCGAACATGTATGGGTATCGACCCGTGCATTATTCGAAAACGGGAACTAAGTGGAAGCAAAAGAAACCCTACACCCTTAACCTCCAATATGAAATGGATACGTTGAGGGTGTTAGCGTTTGCTTCATCCGATCCGACATCTTACATCGATGTAAGTTCGAATTCGGACGTCAACGATAACTGGGTAGGTCAAGCAGATGTTAAAGCCTACGATCGTTTTGTGTCATCCATGCATAAGACGGTCGAAATGGGTATTAACTTAGCCACTCATCGGCAGGCTTTGGAGATGGTCGCTAATCGCGCACTAGCTCTAGCAGCCGCCGCTGTGGCACTGCGTCGAGGTAATGTCAGAGGGTTCTTTGAAGCCCTTTCTTACACCGGCCCCGATAGGGGTCCCAAAAGGTACCGTAAGGCGAAAACCTTTGGTAACCTCTGGTTGGAGTACCACTTTGGGTGGTCTCCTTTGGTGTCTGACATGTACGAAGCGGGGGATGTTCTCCAACAGCCCCTTCCTTATCATACGCTTGTGAAAGCGTCTGCTAGGGACTCGACATCACGGTACATCGTTAACCAGCGTATTAATACACCTGATGTGTATAGTAACTGGTACACGACCCGTAATGTGACCTACCGTCGTGCATATGGTGCGGAGGTGACGGTTACAAACCCGAACCTCTTTATGCTCAATGCACTGGGCCTCGCCAACCCGGCCGTCATTGCCTGGGACCTTGTTCCTTTCAGCTTTTTGGTTGATTGGCTCACTGGTTTCGGAGGCTACATCAGTAGCTACTCCGACTTCCTTGGGTTGCACCTGACAAACCCCTGGACCACCCAGCATTGGCGCGCAGTCGAATCCGATTCTTATATCGGAGTCAACTACTACACCGACTCAATTACGGGAGTTCGATATTCCGTGTCGAAAACTCAGAGTTGGACTCGTAGTCATATCAGGTTACGCCGCGGGATTAGCACCCCCGTACGCAAACTGTCGATCTCGCTACCGGATCGGGTATCCCCGATACGAGCAGCGACAGCCATTTCACTTCTCCTACAACGTCTTAACTGACGAGAGGTTCAATTTATGGCTACACAAGCCAACATCGTCGTCAAGAAGAACGACGGCACCACGGATGTCACGTACACGGCGGTTGTTCCGTCGTCGGGTGACAGGACTCCCGCACGCTGGTTGAACCAGGCGGTGGGTACTGCGTTGCAGCATCGTCCATCCCTTAAGCACGTGTCGCGAGACAACGGCGACGGGACGGCGAGGCGGCACGAATTCACCTTCACTTACCCGCAGCTGTCAACCGACAGCGGCACGGGAGTGACGAAGGTGGAGCGCCTTGTCACGATCGGCGGCTTTGCCGTCGTTCCGACCGAGATGCCCTCTACCGACGTGAATGAGGCAATCGCTCAGGGGTTCAACCTCTTCGCGAGTGCTCATTTCAAGGCGAACGTGCAATCCGGCTTCGCACCGACCTAAACAGTCGACGAAGACGCAAGGAGCGCACCCCTATGACTCTACCATGCGATATGGAGAGACTGGTCCTTACCTTGATGGAGGACCTCGCCTGCCCTCGGTCTCTTACAGTAGCAATACTTGTGAGACATTCCGAGTGGCACCAGCTCGTGCATCTGGAATGCCGTCCTGAGGATCATCAAAGCGATGACTCTTATCATCGTGCCGCGATCGCAACGGGCCTTCTCATGAAGTGCTCGGAGTTAGATACTGGCATCGATAAGAAACAAGCTGCCCTGAAGAAATTCTGGGAGGCGGAGGCGCTTTGTTACCAGACTAACCAACGTCTATCCCCATACCTTTATCATTCTGGCAAACCTGCCAGCGATCAGGATTGGGCTAGGCGCCGTGTTCTTGCGGCGCTTCGTAAAGAGATAGCTCGTATTCTAGGGCCTCTCCCGAGGGCCTTGAAAGGAAGGTTTGGTCCTGGATCTACTTTTGGCGATCGAGGGCGGCTGACGACTGTGGCCGATAAACTACAGTCAACGCCCACCACCACACGTCTGGATTACCTTGTCCACCTTCAGTGGTTCGGTAGCGCCTGGAGCAGATCGCTCCAGGCAGGACGTTGTAACTCTATCGATGTAGTACGCGGAAATCGGTTCCTTACGGTTCCGAAGAATGCGAAGACTGACCGTTCCATCGCGGTCGAACCTAGCCTTAACGTCTTCTATCAGCTGGCCCTTGGGTCGGCTGTCAGGCAACGTCTAAAGGCCTATGGTATCGACTTAGATACTGGTCAGGACTTACACCGTGAAATGGCTCGTGAGAGCTCTATAAGCGGTGCTTGCGCTACTATCGATCTGAGTATGGCTAGCGATACCGTTTCCAGTAACTTGGTGAAGTTACTGGTACCCCGCGCATGGCTCGAGCTACTCGAGTCCTTGCGTTCCCCCATGACCCTTATCGAAGGGCGGTGGTATAGGCTGGAGAAATTCAGCTCTATGGGTAACGGCTTCACTTTCGAACTTGAGACTCTCATATTTACAGCTGCCGTTAAGGTGGCCTGTGATATGAGCATGGTCAAGGCCCTCCCGGGTGTTGACTTCTCATGCTATGGCGACGACTTGATATGTCCCGCCCCTGCTGTTCGAAATCTGAAGAATATCCTCGCGTTCCTGGGTTTTAAGATCAACCCAGAGAAGTCCTTCGTCGAAGGACCTTTTCGCGAGTCTTGCGGCGAGGACTTCTACAATGGAACGGCCGTAAGGCCGCACTTCATTAAGGAGTTTCCTCGTGAACCGCAAGAATGGATCACCTTCGCCAACGGGTTACGGCGCCGCGCGTGGCCTTACGCCATTCGTACTTGGCATCGTAGTCTCGACCATATTCCTTATGATATTCGGTGTTGCCGGGGTCCAAGAGATCTCGGTGACATCGTCATCTGGGACCACATTGACATGTGGTTGGTCAAGTGGAAAGGGTCCATAAGGTATGTGAAGTGCTATAAGGCTCTGCCCTCGCGGGTGGTGCCTTGGACCCACTTCAATTCTCATACCAAGCTAGCCTATGCCCTGTATACCGCAGGTTCTCGCCCCTTCCCAGGGGCAGATCCAAACGATGGCGTCACACCTCGTGACGCTGTCAGCGGATTTCGTACTGGCTGGGTACCCTACAGTTAAGTAGGTTTTTTCCTCCCCCAATTCTTCGGGGGGGG